CTCGTTTGGGGTGTCAAAAATATTTAAGTTATTCATTATCTGCTTACTCCCATGCGTGTTTTGGCTTGTTGCCCTAACTCGCCTGCAAGAGCCGAATATCCACACATGTCGATGGCGTTATCTATATGGCTTGGGTTGTTCTTGAATCGAACTGCCTTTAATAAGACCATGAGTATAGCAACATCTTCTGAAGTGATTGAGTGGTCGAGATATGCTGACCAAAGGTGGGCTATTCTATTGAAGTTATTCTCTGCCTGTCCATGAGTTGCCTGCCTGTCTTTTGTAATAAATTTATTGGCAGTCTTTAATATATCCGACTTATCCATGCTTTACCTTTCTTATAATGTAAATAACAAATGCAATAGCTACTACCCACTTGATGTGATCTAACAAACAAAGTATATCACATAGAACATACTCGTCTATCATGTGTATGATCGTGTGCCTGTCTTATCTATAATAAGTGCGTTCTTGCGTGGCACATAACCTTCACCATTAGGCACAGATATATGCACCCAACTATCAAACTCTCTAATCAATTGATCATATTGAATCGTGCTATTCATAATACGCTTAACAATCTGATCAGGCGTTAATCCATCAATATGAATATCTGCGGCACAACCAATGCAATGTTGAGATGTAGGCTTACTGCCTAATAAGGAATTGACCATAACACTACGATAACCACTATTAATGCGAATAGATTGATTAAATAAAGTGCGAACATCCTCAAGTAATTTGGCAAGGCGAGTGAGATTAGAAATGATATATTGATCAGGATTGTTGTCCAAAGAATGTCTTTTAGCAATATCACTATATGTTAATTCCTCTAATGTAAAATGTTCTGATAAGTTCATTTCTTTAATCCAATATACATTCTCTCGCCAATAATAAACGACATACATGCGCCTGTCATATCTAGGAATACTGATACAACTACACTTGGAATTGATGGCGAATAAACAACTGCAATTGTTGTAATTAATATAATTGTGATAATTACATATCGATATGATGCTCGTAAATCAATAATCCATTTGCTTGGCTCGCCTGTTGGCATATCCAATGCAGATAATGCTTTAAGCTTTTCTGTTTCAGCTTGTATTAATTGAATTCTTTCTTGCATGTTTTGTGGAGTTCCACCTGCACCACCTGTTAATTTAGCAAATAATCCACGCACACCATCAGTAAATGCAGGAACTAAAGCAGGTAAAATCAAACTCATTAAACTTCCCATATCAATCCTTTATTTAAAAGTTTTATTAAAACAAATAATCCAATTAGTGCGAATGCATTCTTGAGCATCTTCAAGCGTTATACGATTGCTACAAATTTGTCTATGCAATTCATTTTCAAGCTTATCTTTATCATGTGCATTGTTATTTCCACAATAAGATTCTGCCCATAAATTATTAGCTGAATTATCGCCACCTAATTCAAGGCTAATTAAATGATCTATTTCGTAGCCTTCTTTGCATAATGATCTGTTATTGCCATTTAAACCATAATTGCGATATATATCTTTTTTAAGCGATTCAGGCACATTACGCACAAGGCTTGTGCTAGTTGTGCATAATTCTTTAACTGAAACAACTCTAGCTGATCCTTTAGTTATGGCAGGATTAGGCAAATCGCCTGCATAAGCAGACAAAGTAAATAAAGCAAATAAAAGATTAAAAGTTTTCATAATTAAATTTATACATATCACAAATGCGTTTAGCTATTTTATTAAACTTTGTTTCATGTTGATCAAAGTTTCTATGATTTGATTTATACAAAGCCACATGAATGCACTCATGCATCATTGTTTGGAATATATGATCCCAAGTATCACAACTCTTATCAATTTCAATTCTCATTGGCTCTGTGTGAAAGTAACCAAATACTTCACCATCAGTATCTATAACACTAAATGAAATCTTATGTGGTTGTGGCATAGGATATTCATTAAATGGTGGCAAACTAGCACATAGTTTATATATTTTGCGTAAATTCTGTTTTGTCAGCAATTTGTTTGGCATAATCAGCTTCAGTAAATTCAATGATCCCATTTGGCGAATAATAAATAAAAGTCCCTTTGTTTTCTTCTAATGTCTTATTCGTGTGGCATGGCACACATAAACTTTGAAACAAATTAAATCTAAATTTATTATCATTTTGCCTATGTGGAAATACATGGTCGATGGCTTCTGCCTGAACTACACGACCTTCCAATAAACATGAAGCACATAAAGGCTTTTTGCTTAACTCAACCTTTCTTTGTTTTTGCCAAAAGCCACTTGAATAAAGTTTGCTATTGGCTTTGCCTTTTTCTGTAATACCACCACCATGCTCTTCACAAAAACATGATCTGCTAGTCTTATCGTTCTTACAACCTAACTCTCTACACTTTTTGTTTATTGGAGTTGATGGCATGTTGTCTAATAATATTTAGCATGTGAAATTCAATGGTGTCAGCTTTGGTTTTTTTTAACATGGTATCTACTTCTCTAACAGTAAAATGCCATTTCTTTGATTCCAAATTCATTTTCATTGTATGCACAGATAAAAATCTGACTGCTTCTTCTAGTGTCGTATTAGCCATTTTATCAATCTAAAAATGTAAGCTTATAAATTGTGCTATCCAATAAACTCATAAGATTATCAACATCGTTTTGCAATGAAGTATATTGACCAATAACATCACGATTAGCCACAACATAATCACGAACCATTGTTACTTCAGTTAATGAATCAGAATTAGGTGCTTTGTATTCATTTGGATACTCGACAATAATTTGATATGCACCTTGATATTCTTCAATAATGCTATCAACTAAATCAGGCAACTCTTCATAATACTTTTGCATGGCTTTATGTTCTGAATAGGATTTAGTCTGTAAATGCAAGATATGCCCATTAGTTGCGGCATGAAGCAAGGTTAAAAAGAATTCGCCAACTGTTGGCTTTGGAGTTATTTGCATTTCACCTTCTTTAATTGAATAGATTTTCTTCATAATGAGCCTTTCGAGTAAAAAATGATTTTATCATGCTTTTTTGCTTAATAAATCTAAAGTAAATGACAATAATTCAGCTTCAGTTCCAAATTTGCTTTCCCATGTTCTTTGACCTGCATGGATCGCTATGCCATATCCACCATTTCTATGATGATTTGCACATAATGGAATAGACAAACTCCAATGATTCTTACGACCTGCCCCTGCATTTGCTCTCATGTGGTGGATTTCTGCCATAGAAAAACCCCATCCTTCACGCCTACAAACCACACAACCTAATTCTGCAAGCTTTGCATAATGATTTCTTTCGTCTTTTGTCATACAGGAACAAATGCCCCAATAGGAATAAAGACCATTGGCTCTACATCTTGTGCATCGCCACGATCATAACGACCACCAAAGCCATAACGAACTTCCAAATTGTCCTGCTTCACATAATATGTGCCTTCAGTAAAATGCACGATTAAGATAAATGGAATATTAGTTTCTTTGGTATATTCTCTGCCCCTCATCCATTTATTTAAAGACATCATATATTCAGGATATTTATTGATAGGTAAATTCTCACGCCATTTAATCTCAATAAAGGCTAAAGGACTATTGTTTCTTAAAGCCATCCAATCCACATGATAAGCAAATGGCAGTTTCTTTAATTCACAACGCCATTTTGGCTCAATAATTGCCTTAATCTTGTTTTCATTCTCAAGATCACGATTGGTTTGATAGATAGGTCTATTCGACATCTGACCAACCTAACTCTGTTGCCCATATTTCAATTGATTGTTGATACAAAATCATTTCCTCTACAGATAAATCTGTTGTTGATTTAATCACATCAATAGACTTGCCATTGTGTGTTCTTGTTTCTTTCAGAAACTTCATGCCACATAAAAGATGCATTTCCGCAACTGTGTAGCCAAAATAATTAGATAGGCTAGGATAAAGGTAACCAAAGAGACGCTTGTTTTGATCGTTTGTCCTGTTGTTCCTTTTCTTCTTTACTTCGACTGTGTAAATTTCTTCTAGCTTCAATGTAAGCAGGTAGTCGATTATCTCTTTTTGATTGTGTCTTGTCATAATCCATTGCATAGTCTTTTAGTTCCTGTGAGTTATCAGATACTTTCAACATTTTTGTGCCATCCCATAAGATAAAGCGATTTGCGTTATCTGCAAGAATATATTTAGAAATGTAGTAATTATTGCGTTCAATGCAATATTGGCTAATTTTCTTCCATTTAATTTGCGTCATGCAAAAAGACCTTCCTGAAATTGTTCTCTATATGGCATGTCAATCTCAATACAATCATATTTTTTATTGTCACCTTTGGGATATGGAAGTATTGGCATTTTTATGTCAGCTAACATTCTTTTCTTTTCAATCTTATTGCCATTCAAAAATATATAACGCAATGTGGGTTTAAGGTCTTCTGTGCCTACAATCTTGCCTTTGTTATGAATGCCTCTTCTAATATCAAAGGTCGATCCATCTTCAAATATATATCTTTTTTTTGGCGTGCTTTCGCCTGTATATAGCCAATTAGTTGCCTGATAGATAAAGCCATGATGATTTTGATTAGGATCAGCATAAGAAACTAATGCAGTTGGCTTTGGAAGTTGTTTAATGCATTGACTTACAAAGTAACTTAAAAGATTCTTTTCGTCATAAACATTAATTACAAGACGATTTAATTCCAATGTCTTTACTTTCATTGTATTAAATATGCATTTGCCATCGTTGTAATTGTAGTTAGGTGGCGATCCAAAAGTGCATACGCCTATGATCTTATTGTCTTGAATCAATCCATAAGCAAAAGAAACACTACAAGGTCTTTTGGCATAATGCTTTTCCAATAACCATTTTTTATGTTCACCATCTTTAAGCAATACAACTTGATATTTATTTTGCATGGATAGCGTCTTTAGCAAACTTTAAAGATATAACAGGATATTTTTTAGGATTGTCAATAATGCGTCTTGCCCATGCTCGCATATCCTTTAACTTCTTTTCTTCCTGTGGCATCTTTTCCTGAATTAAAGCCAACATCTTATCTGCCTGTGCCTTATTCTGCTGATTGTTTAATTTAGGTGCTTGAAGTTGCACAAACTCAATAGGCTTTTCTCTGCAAAGTTGCAAAATATCAAAAACAGTAGGCATAAACTTATTACTATCAACCCACTTATCAAAAGATTTTGTAACAACGCTAAATTCAAACTTTTCAAGCTTGGCAAACCAAACTCTTAATGTATCAATGTCAAGATTAGGCTTTTGATATAAAGATGTAACTGTATCCATCATGGACTTAAAGCCAATTTTATCATCTTGTGTCATGTCTTATAGTTTCCTTATTTAATTAATGCCAATACTTCTTCTACAGTTTCCTTTACTTGCCATGCTTGTTGAGTAATGCAATAAATATTGGTTACAGTTTCAACTGCCCCATCAGATTCAATTGTTGCTTCAAAGATTGAAAGAA